ATGTGTAGTGTTTGTAAAATTCGGCACCGAGCCATTGCTTATCACAAGTACGATCGAGTGTACTACAGATCGCAGTGTACCACTTGCATCAAAAAAAGAAAAAAACTAAAGCCGCCTGTGCCTCGTTGGCAATCGTCAGGGTACAAGAAAAAACCCACATGTGACCGATGTGGATTCAGGGCTAGAATTATCAGCCAACTGCTGGTGTATCATGTGGATGGAGATCTCAACAATTCAGCTTTGAAAAATCTTCGCACAGTGTGCAGGAATTGTGTGGAAGAAATTTCACGTTCTGAAACTATTTGGCGACCTGGTGATCTTGAGCCAGACACTTAATTGTTTGCAAGTTTTTTAACCTGCTGATATAGGTCTTCTAAGGTGCCGTTGTTGTCTAACACCGCATCAAACCGGGTGCCCACCCAGGCTGTTTCTGATGCATGAATGCCCAGCTGTTCTAGTTTCCTACCACTCAATGCCCAGGTCGAATTGCCGTTGGGTCCACGATTGCGACTCACGGCTGTGTCATACCACTCAGGTTCAGCACCACGCACCACACGCACCACACGCCCGCCAGCTTTTTTGATGGCTGCGATTTCGTTGGGAAATCTACAGTCTGATATTACAATGTCATCAGTACTGGCACGTAGTTTGTTTTCCAGGCTGGCAATCCAGATGTCATCGTGAAAGTTTTTACGGCACACTTCTGTGCCCCAGTTTTGCAAGATCCAGCGCGGTGTCAAATGTGGTATTCCCAGGCGTTCGGCCCACCATGGATCCACTTGTTCGCGCCATTCACGGGCTTGTTTAGTACGCCCTTCCAACATCATTCTATCCCAACCAAACACAGCAGCCACAGCGTCTTTTAGTGTGTTGGCAAAACTTTCTCTACGAAAGTGATGTAAATTTACAAGATAGTCTGCAACAGTATCTTTACCTGAGCCAATAAATCCACAAACGCCAATGATCATGCAAATTCTTTTAGTTGAGGATTGAATTTTATTATTCTGGCCCAGCTACACAATATTAACATGTAATAGGTAAAATCTATTTCAAACCATCGACATGCCTTGTTGATTTTGTATGGATGAGCGTGATGATTACTATGCAATCCTTCACCAAAAGAAAATGGTAGGAAATTTCTTGCCTGACTTTTATCTTCTTTGTGTTTGTATCCAAATCTGTGCCACACCCAATCGCCAATAAAAATACCATAGTATTGATTAAAAAATGGCATGAGGTAGCCTAGCACAAATCCAACGGGTCCAAGAATTATGGTCCAAACAAAGATAGAAATCCAAACTCCTTGAAATTGATGACGCTTGTAAAACAACGTGGCAGGGTCATTAGGTTCTACTGTGGGGTCGCCATATTTTTCAACCTCTTCTGGGCTGACATATCTGGCGGCGCCTGGACGTTGTTCATAGGTCCACAATTCTCTCAGGGTAAAACGATGCGGACTTACTGGATCTTTATTAGAGTCAGTATACTGATGATGTATACGATGCTCAGCTGTGAAATTTGTCATTTGTCCTTGATACCATATGGTACTGTTGATCCACTGATAAAATCGTATAATATGTTGCAACCACGGAGTTATGGTGTAATGTTTATGACTTACACTGTTATGCCAATAAAAGCTAAAACAGAAAAAATGCATTCTAGATTGCAACAATATTAATGCAATGCCAGTTCCGTAGCCTATTAGGTGCCAGGTTATTATATCGTAAAGAAAATTTAACATCATATTGTATTTACTATACCACGTTGTTAATACCTAAGTACTTTAGTGTGATCTGTAGCATGTCAATCTGTCTGCGACAGTCTTCCAGCGCATGATGGCTGGTAGCAGGTCGAGGCAACCCTGGGTACAAACTATATACCGTTCGTGCATCACGGATCTTGTAATATTGCCAAGGCAAGGGTTTGCTATAGCTTTTGTAGGCGTGCTCAAGGATGTTGGCGTCGTAAGTGGGCCCATTCATCCAGATACGATTGCATTTCCAACACAATCGATGCAATTCGTCCAGCGCTTGGTCTAGTGGTATGCGCCCATCTTCTGCAAAGGCTTCGTCTTGTGCGGCTCCTTGAAGGGCCCACCAGTTGATGGTGCCTTGCTCAATAGTACGTGTCTCTTGACTTTCAAGATCTACTCGAGCATAGTATTGTTGCTGGTAGTAACCGGTGCCAACGGGATCAAATGCCTGAGCCGCAATGGTTAATATTGTTGCTTCGGGGCCTGTGGCCAAACCTTCAATGTCGATCATTAAGTCGATTTTGATTCTCCTGATACTTGTGTACTAGGATTATAACACAATTTTAAATAAAAGTGTGAGTAGTTTAGCCAATAACCCAGGTAAGAGGTTGCGAGCCGTCCACGTACATTTTGAGTTGTTCCAGCAGGCCATCCATTTGAGTCTGTGCTTCGGATTTCATGGCAGTGCCATTCAAGGTTCCGCCGCCCTGCGGTCCAGCAATGGTGCCAAACTTCTCACGTGCTTCACCAATGATCATTTTGCAATTGGCCACCATGTAGTCACGAATCCATTGTGATATTTGATAGTCGCTCAACAGGTTGAATTCAGGTTTCAAGTTGTAACTCCACAGCAACACAGTTTCGCCTGACCCTTTGGGATCTCGGATCAGTTGCAGTTTCTTTGTCACAGGGTTGTAGGTGTAGACCATGAATGCGCCAAACATGCGTCCAGCCAGTTCAATATACTGACTGTAGAAATCGTAAGTGGCCAGACCACCTGCCACGTTAAAGTTCATTAGGTAAACGTTGAGTGATGCTTGTGCAAACGGATCAAAGTTTGAAGCAAACGGACCTGAGCTGTCACCAAATGTTCGTCGAAAGACCTGTCGTACACTTATGACTTCCTGGGGTAGTTCGTAGATATTAACGTCTTGTACCAACTGCATGAAGCTGTAGCTTTCTTCATAGGCATTGTTGGCTCGTTGGCGGTAAGTGCCAATGGTCTTTTGATAGGCCGCTTCGTAGTGTGAGGGGTCTAGTTCTAGGTCAATGATGTCGCCGCCTAACTGTAGCTTGACATATTCAATTAAGTTTTGTTTCAGTGTGGGCAGTGATTGTTGTTGCTGTTCTGGCATCAGGAACTCCGGTTCCTGTATTTATTGCAATTCCTGCAGTTCTTTTGCTTTGATTTGCGATATAGGAATTGTTTTATTTTTTAGTGTGGCATGAATTTGTCGATATTTCATGTCTGCAGGCACTGGGCAAAATTTGCATTGAGGCAGCATGTCGTCAATTGTCTTTAGAATATCAGTACCCTGTTGTTCCACTTGATCTATGGTGTAGGGCTGATATGCATTGATCAGTTCACGATCAGCTGAGCTGATGGCCAGTGGATGTTGTTGATCAAATTCAGGAAACAACGGGGCAGGCCCACACTTGTTCAAAGTACCACGTATAAAATGATAGTTTTTCCATTGTACAAATCCACAGTGTCGGTGTGCCAGTTCCGGGTCGTTGTTGAACAATGTCAACTCACCGTTTTCATTTTTGGTCACTGCGGCATTGTAAAAATTGTCTTGTATCCAAAAATGTACCCTGACACCGTTTTCGTCCAGCAGTGCCAAATCGGCTCCGTACATGATTGCTTTGTCAGTTACGGTTTGTATATTCCCGCGAAGAAATTTTTTGGCTTCTTGTACATAATAATCCATGTCTGCCATGTTGTGAACACTGATACCAATCCAGTGCTTTAGTTGCTTGGGGTCTGGGTCCCAGGACAGCAATGTTTCATACAGTCCCGGTGTTTGATTTAATCGTGTTCCGTTGGTCAAGATCTGTATTGGCCTTTTCCATATGTTGCCTAGCCCGGTTATCCACTCATTTATAGAAGGATTCAGCAACGGCTCACCGCCGAGGATAACCAGAAATTTGATGTCAACCAATTCGGCCCAACGTTGATGGATGGACTCATAGTCGCTCCAGCGTTGCCATCCGGCAAATTTATAATCGTTGAATCGGTTGCATTGATCGCAATTTAAATTACAAACATTTGTGATGTAAAACTCGACCTTGTCTAATAGGTATCTGGTATCTTTAAGCATTCAATATTTACCAGGCCTTTAGCACCATCAAATTCTCTGTGCCGCGGCCGTTGAACGGAGTTTCTGTTGTGGTCAAGTCTTTGTAGATCTTACGTGCTGCCGGCTTGCCTGCCGCTTGCACTGCTCGAACAACATCTGCTGGCTTGCGCACAGTTTTTTGCATGGTCTCAATGGTGCTGAAACCAATGATGCTGTTGCTTTTGACAGTGAATGCCTGTGTGTGACTGTCAGCCACAAGGTGAATCAACTTGCGCTTCTTGGTGTCGTACAACCATGCTTCTGCCTTGTCCACAAGACTTGCGGCTGGCAGGCCCTTGAGCTTGAGTTCCACAAAGTCCATGAGTACTTTGAACTTGGCGGCACGTTTCTCAGGCGGCACTGCCTTGACCTTGCGTGGCTTGCGTTCAACTTTCTTGATCTGCACATAGGCACCGCAGTCATTGATCACCGCTTCACAAAACTTCACAAGATTACGCATTTGGATTTTGCTGAAGTGACTGTAACCCTCAACCAATTGTGCATCTTTACCTTCAATCACAGTTTCAAACTCTGACAATTTGTCTTTCCAAATATTTGCAATGTCTGAAATCATTTGAGGTGCTACATTTAGTCCACGGATCACCATGATTGGCTTGTAGTCTGCTGACATCTTGGCGCCGGCTGTGACAAACTCATCAAACATGCCATCCAGCTCACCGGCACATTCTGACACCTTTTCACGCAGACGATCCTGAATGTTGGGTTTGGCCACCGCAGGGACCGCTTCCGCCACCACCACTTCAGGTTCACGTGCAGTTAATATTTCTTGAATATAGCCTTCTAGCCGAACTTGTTCTGTGTCTGTGAGTTCCAGGCCCACCATGCTCATGCGGCACAGCCATGCAGTGGTCAACCGAACTGCCGAGTCTGGCACGCCTTTCAATGCGCGAACATCTGCCTTGCGTCCGTGACTTTCCAAATATGCCACCAGCATTTCACGAGCGTCTTTTTTGCCGTAAAAGTAATTGTACCATGAAAACGCTGAACTCAGTTGACTGGTGCGGTCATCTGTGGGTTGCACACGCCATGCGGGTTCCAGCCCTGTGTATTTGGTATCAGGACTGCGAGGGTTCAGCGGCTTGACAGCGGTTCGTGTTGCGTTCATCAGGGCTCCTTAAATTATAAGTAATTATAACAGAATGGTAATTGTTGGTCAAGCAATTTGTTTTGGCAAATCTTTTACTAGATCGAACAAATACGATGCTCGATTGATATTGAAGTTTTTGTGTCGATACATGTATGCTTTTTTACGCTCGGCTATCTCTAGTGCGTCCATGAGTTGACATTTTAATTTGAAATCTCGTGTGCTCATCATCTCAGATTGCATGTCTTTGACATCTAGTGCATACTCCACCCATTTTTCGGTGGCTTTTACTTTGTCATATGGCACTATTGCTTTGCTGCCATTTGAGGTAGCATATTTGCTTACAAAATTGTGTGCTTTCATCACTCACTCCTTTGTTGTTAAGTCCGTATTATAGCATTTGGGCAATTATCGGTCAACCCGCACAATGGTAAACCCAAAGTACTATAAATATACCATGCCCCGCCTAAGTTTATACCGCCCCAATCGCACCAGAGATTACCAATTCCTGGACCGCACCATACGTGAAATGTACACCGTTGGTGGACTGGATATCTACATCCATCGTTACATGGGACCACAAGCCGGTGGTGAGGATTCGGCATTTAGTGGCAACTTTGATGCCACACAACCCACCTATGCAGATGTGGATGTGCTGAACATTCAAGACTTGTTGTTGCTGGAAAACCGTGACAGAATTTACGATCCGGATGTGTATGTCATGCGCGGTGTGTACAACACACAAGACGTGGACTTTGACTTGACCCAGTTTGGCCTGTTCTTAAACAACGACACCATATTCATGACGTTTCACTACAACACCATGATTGACACATTTCAGCGCAAGCTCATGAACGGTGATGTGATAGAGATTCCCAACTTGACAGACTACCATCCGCTGAATCAAGACATACCCCGAGCCCTGCCCAGATACTATGTGATACAGGATGCTGACTTTGCAAGTGAAGGTTTCAGTCAAACTTGGTTGCCTCACTTGTGGCGGGTGAAATG